ACAATCAATACCAATACAAGCTTCCTAGACGGAGTTCCCGACCAGGAATTCTACTGTGCGGCCTATCCTATCCGTGTGTCGTCGCGACTGGTTCATTGTCACGCTGTTGTCTTTGGCGAAACGCAAATGGTCTATGCCACAGCCAGCGGCATTCTAGCGGTCGTCCAGGCCAAGGGGACACCCGGGGAATGACGTTTCGTCCTGTGATTGATCTCGGGGATGTCCGGCCCGTCGCCGTGGTCGACGTCGTTCGAACCGGTATGCACCGGTCGTTCAAGAGCCTGTATGCCCCCCGCCGCCCCGATGACATGATCGCAAGCTGTGCGAATGTCCTTGCCGATCGGCACACCTTCCTTTTGGAGGGCGGGGTTGACGACTTTATCGTTGGCTGCGCGCTACCCGAAGGGGCGCAGGGGCTGAACCTTGGACGGAACTGTGTGGCTGCTTCAAGGCTGCCGCCGGAGGTTCCCGGTCAGACAGTCAATCGCTACTGCGGTTCTGGTTTGCAGGCTGTTGTCAATGCGGGAGCATGCATTGCATCAGGCAGTGGCGAAGTCATCTTTTCGGGCGGGACCGAGTCAGTTGCGATGGTCATGCCGTTCGCCAACCTGACCCACATGTATAACCCGGCAATCGCAGAAAATCTGCCTTCGCTCTACACGAACCTCTTCGACGAGGAGACTACCCGACCTTTTGTCAAGCGGGCTGGCCTCAATATGGTCAGCTATGCCGAGTCAATAGCTCGTCTGTGTTCGATTAGCCGCGCTGCGCAGGACGATCACAGCTTCCAGGCGCAGGAGCGTGCGCTGGCAGCCCAGGCTCGTGGCCGCTTTGCCGAAGAGATCATATCCCGCACGGACGATGTTCCCGACCGCGACGAATACCTCGAGCGCTCCGCCCGACGCATTGATTTCCAAAGATTTGCGCCGGTTTTGGATGAAAACGCAACCGTGACAGCTCGAAATTCAGCGCCGCTCGCAGAAGGTGCAAGTCTCGCTCTTCTGGCCTCTCCGGGCCGCGTCCAGGAATTTGAACTGGCGCCATTGGGATATCTGCTCGGCCACGTCGTTTGCGCTGTGGAGCCTTCCCTGATGGGACTGGGTGCCTCGGCCGCGATCCGGAAACTCTTGCAACGTACGGGGCTAGGAGTAACGGATATCGACCTGTTCGAGATCAACGAGCCTTTCGCCGCCGTCGGGATCGCAGCACTCGATTTGCTGGAACTGGAACGTGCACGGGTAAATCCGAACGGCAGCGCGCTCGCGCTGGGTCATCCTTACGGCATGTCTGGCACCCGGATCGTCGGGGCTTTGTTGCGGGAGTTGCAAAGGATTGACGGCAGGCTGGGGATCGCCGCTGCCTGCATCGGGGGTGGCATGGGAATAGCCGCGCTGTTCCAGCGCTGAACCGGTTGAACGAGGGAAAGCAAGTTGACATGAGCGAACTAAAGAGAACCGATTTTTCTGACCCTGATCTCTTTGCTGACGTCGACGACTTTTCCGTGCTTGCAAATGTGGCGAGGGACAATTTGCGCGCGGATGATACCTATGCGCCAGTCCTGACCTATGATGCGGTTCGGGATGTTTCCAAGGACAACCGAACCTTCTCGTCCCAGGAAAAGACTATACTCGTCGCAACACCCGTGGGCGCCGACCTGATCGCGCAGCGCAATTTCCTGCTGAACATGGATGACCCGCGCCATAGCAGAATGCGCAAAATCGTTGCCGAGGCTTTTTCGGTGCGGGCAATCGAGGCGCGGCTGCCCGAGATCGAACGTATTGTTGGCCGCCGCACCCAAGCTCTGGTCACCGGGGAAGCGTTTGAGTTCGTCGACGCCTATGCGACCCCCGTGACGCTTGGCGTGATTCTCATGATCATGGGCCTTGGCGAAGAAGATATGGATCTGATCCGTCGTTGCACCGAGGAAGTTGTCTATACTGAAGACTCCCGGTTTTGCCCGACGCAGCAAGTGGGGCGCGCCGCCGCCGCCGCGCTGTTCACCTATGCCATGCAGTTGCGCGCCAATGCCGAGGCGGCGGACGCCTCTTCTGTTCTGCGCAGCCTTACAGATGGCGTCGACGGTGACCGCCTGTCCGAAGACGAGTTCTGCTTCTTCTTCGTATTCATCCTTGCGGCGGGGTACGAAACAACGCGCAGCATGCTGTGCAACATGATGTCGATCCTTTCAGAGAACGCACAGATCCTGCCGATGCTGCGCCAGGACCCGAGCTGTGCAATGCAAGTGGTCGAGGAGATGCTTCGCCTTGACCCACCGGTCATCCAGATGTGCCGAACTGCGATGGCCGACACCCGAATTGGCGGGCAGTCCATTTCTCGCGGCTGCAAGCTGGGATTGCTTTACCCGATGGCAAACCGTGATGAACGGATTTTTGAGAGGCCCCACGCCTTCCGCTCTGACCGCGAGAACGCCGCGCGCCATCTGAGCTTCGGTATTGGGCGCCACACTTGCCTCGGTGCCCATCTTGCACGTCTGGAAATTGCCTGCGTGTTGCGCGCGCTCGCCGCACGCTTCACCACCGCCGAGGTGATCACGCGTGACAGGGTCAGGTCGAGCTTCACGCGTTCTACGGCGAAAATGACTGTTCGCTTCAGCAATCATGTGAAGGAAGAAACCAGAAGTGGATATTGAAAAGATACTCGACATCGTCCGAAAGACACTGCTCAAGACCGGAAAATCGGACGATCTTAGCGGGATCACGGCGGAAACCGACCTTCTTGCTGAAGGCTACATCGACTCTCTTTCGCTGATGCAGGTGATGTTGCAAGTGGAAAGGCACTTCGGAGTATCCGTTCCGGCAACGCACCTTGGCGGAACCCGAACATCATCAGCCAGACGAATAGCTGAGATGATCAGCAATCTGAGGCACGACACATGACATTCGGCCTTGGTGCCATCAGTTGGGAATTCGGGGAGCCGTGCAGCGTTGACAGCGCAGCTGCGGGCTCTGAGGTTTCGGGCGACCCGTCAGACCTCCTGGCGATGGGGTTCGAGACCTTCCTGCGTTCTGAACGCAGTGTAACCGACCTCGGAACCGCAAGCCTTGCAAAGTCACTGGCCGCCTCATCGCTTTCGGCAGGAGACATTGATGCTGTAGTATTCTGCACCAGCACCTTTCCGGGATCCGTTTCTGCGCTTCAGGCCGATCTGGAGACGCGCCTTCGGGCTATGGCCTTCCGGCACACAAACCTCTTTCTGTTGTCTTTCGGCCGTTGCGCAAATGTGGCTTCAGCCCTGTCGTTTGCAGAATATCTCCTCGCGCAAGGTAACGCCCGCCACGTCGCGATCATCACAGCGGACCGTCACACTCCAGAGTTGGGGCCACGCAACAGCCAGAACAATACGCAAATCATGAGTGATGCCGCCGCGAGCTGTATCATCGGCGAAGCCGTCGAACAGGTCAGGATCGAACGTGTAATCCGCCGGTCTGACCTGAATGTCACGACCCAGGGCCTTGTGGGCACTTCGTCGGAGCGGATTGACGCTTACGCCAACTATCACAGGCTGATCAATGTGTTGCGCGACCAAGGTGGCTTCTTCCAAGCCGATGCCCTAGTGACCCACAACATGGCGGTACCCTCCATCCGCGCCATGGCAAAGGCCTTCGGCGTGGCCGCCGACCTCTTGGTCGAACAGAACGTCCCCCGAATGGGTCACGCCTTCGGCGCAGACGGTCTGGTCAACCTTCAGGCATGCCTTGATCGAGCCTGGCCCACTGCAGATCTCCGACGCGTTGCCATGTTGTTAACTGGGATCAATACCCATTCAGTGGTTCATTTAACCTTCCAGCCTGGCCCTCCCATTCTGGAAAAGTCCCTTCAATAATCTGTCTCGAGATACACCCCGGCACAGTCGTAAGCGACCGCCGCAGCGGTTGCACCATTGTTCATGAACAGCCTTGGCGATAGAAACTGCGTGTTGGCTGGAAGGTCAGCAGTGATCTCCTGCTCGAACACCGCGCCCGAGACCTCGTCGACCACCCGCACCCAGACCGAACTACCATTGGGCGGTGCCGCTATGTAGAGGGTCAGCACCCCGCCCGTCGCGATGGCGAAACTCGCCCCCATGTCGGTCAGCGTCGGCGCGCCGGTGCCGTCGTTTGCGACCAGCTGCCAGCGGGTGTGGGTGCCGCGCTGGAAGCCGATGCCGATGCAGTTGATGGCGGCGGCCAGCGCCAGCGTTGGCCAAAACTGCAGTCGTTATATGGAGCCCGTAGAAACCTGTTTCAGTTGCAGCTATCAGTTCAGTTTGGCCAGTACACCCAGCACGTTCCCCACGCACCAATGGCCACCGCGTCTTGTCATGATGCCTCTTGCCGTCAACTCGGCGGCGATAGCCCTCAGTGAGGTGTGCCCGGCAGCCCGGATATCCGCGAGCACCGGCGCCAAGTCTGCGGCGAAGGCCGCTGCGTTCGCCGACACCGTCGCACGCAGCGCCGCACCGCCTTTCCCAGCCCGCCGCAGGCTCTCGGCCCCATTCGGGTTGCCCAGCTTCACGCCACGCGCCTTGGCCACAGCGAGGGCCTCCTTCGTCCGACGCGAGATCGCCTCGCGCTCGGCCTGCGCCACCAGGGCCATGATGCCGACGGTCAAGTCGTTCGCTTCCGGCATATCCACTGCCACGAACCGCGCGCCGCTGTCCCTAAGCGCCAACAAAAACGCCGCATTCCGGCTGAGCCGATCCAGCTTCGCAATCACCAGCGTAGCACCCGTGACCTTCGCCAAGTGCAGCGCCTTCAGGAGTTCCGGGCGATCCGCCTTGTGCCCACTTTCCACCTCGGTGAACCGCGCAAGGACCTCGGCACCGCAAGACACCGCGAAGTCGTCGATCACCTTGCGCTGTGCCTCGAGCCCAAGCCTGCTGGCCCCCTGTCGCGCCGTCGAGACCCGCTCGTAGGCCACCAGCCGTTGTCCTGCCGCCATTCTTTCCCCCTGTACACACCTGCCTAACGTTCGTTGCGCAGATGTGTACACCAAGGGAGTTCAGCGTCGTAGCGTAGAAGACAGCTGTCGGTCATATATATGTTTGGAGTCAATGATCTATCGAGTTGCTTGTGGTCCGCAGCAGAGCGAACCTGATCGCAAGACAACTCACCTGAAGGGCGCAAGAATGGCACGCTGCACCGCACAGACGAATGACAAGGCTCTGGCCGACTTCATTGCGGCCAAGGCCGAGATTGACCGGCTGCTCTCCGAACTGACCGCCCTCAGCGCCGACCACTTTCACGCCAACCCCGACGACATCACCTGGAGCCATGTCGGAACCGCCAATCACATCCGCGACGGCCTGCAGGTGGTCGCCAGCTTCGCCGCGGGGAACGGCTGACCTGCGACCGGACCGGCAGGCACACACAGCCCTACAGGTCTCCAGCATGGACGCGCTAGCGGACTGTCCAGCCGACATCGGAGCCTCCGTTGCGCGCATCGATGATTGCCTGCTTTGCTTCCGAAAGGGTCTTTGCGTGTTCGAGAAGACCGTTCAGCTCTTCATCGGTCAGATCGGAGAGATCGATCTCCTCCTGTGGCTGTGGCCGCAGCGCAAGATCCAAGCCCTCGCGCCACCCGGCCTGAGTCTTCAGAAAGAAGATCATCGCCGTGACATTGCCTGCGCGCGCCTTGGTCACCAGGCTTTGCGCCACCGCACCGATGGCGCGGGCTTTCCCCCTTTTGTAGCGTTCAGCCAAGTCCTCGTCGCGGTTCAAAAGCGCGAAGAAGGTCGTGCGCCCGAAGCCGAGGAAGTCGGCGATCTGCTCGGCATTTAGGACAGCTGCGAGGGTCTCGACCTCCGCACGCTGGGCATCGGTGACAGTGATGAACGGGCGGCTCATGCCGCTGCCTCGGGCTGCTGCCGCTCTGCCAAAACCTGCGCGAAGCTCTGGCCCGTTGCTTCAAGCAACGCGTCCCGCCCCGTGAACGCCTGCCAGCGCAGCACGGCCACGTCGACGTAAGCCGGATCCAGTTCCACTGCATAGCAATGACGCCCGCAGGTCTCGGCCGCGATGATGCTCGAACCCGATCCCGAGAACGGCTCATAGACCGCCTGGCCGGGGCTGGAGTTGTTCAGCATCGGCCTGCGCATGCATTCCACCGGCTTTTGCGTGCCATGCGCCGTGGCCGCATCCTGATCCCGGCTTGCGATGCTCCACAGCGTCGTCTGCTTGCGGTCCCCCGACCAGTGGCCCGTCGCCTTTTCCCGTACCGCATACCAGGCCGGTTCGTGCTGCCAGTGGTAGTCGCCGCGGGACAGGACCAGCCGCTCCTTGGCCCAGATGATCTGGCTCCGAATGGCAAAGCCGGTGGCAATCAGGCTCTCGGCCACTGTGGTGGCGTGCAGGGCCCCATGCCAGACGTAGGCCACGTCGCCGGGAAAGAGCGCCCAGGCCTCACGCCAGTCGGCCCGGTGATCGTTCATGACCTTGCCCACGCGCTTGGTCTTGGCCGCCCCCACCTGATTGCGCCAGGCGGGGTCATAGTTCACCCCAAACGGCGGATCCGTGGCCATGAGATGCGGCCGCACTCCGTTCAGCACGCGGGCAACGGTGCCGGCCTGCGTGGCATCGCCGCAGATCAGCCGATGGCTTCCCAAAAGCCACAGATCGCCCGGACGCGACACCGGCACGAGGGGCGCCTCCGGGATGTCCTCCTCACGGGGATCAGTCTCGCCGGACCGGAGCAAAGCATCCAACTCCCCGGCGTCAAAGCCAAGGCTCGTCAGGTCCACGGCCATGTCCTGCAGGTCACCAAGTTCCAGCGCGAGGAGCGTCTTGTCCCACCCGGCCTGCTCGGCCAGCTTGTTATCCGCGAGGATGTAGGCCCGCCGCTGCGCCTCGGTCAGGTGCGCCAGTTCGATCACCGGGACCTGCGCAAGACCAAGCTTCCTTGCCGCCATCACCCGGCCGTGCCCTGCGATGATGCCGTTGTCGCCGTCGACGAGGACGGGATTGGTGAAGCCGTACTCCCGGATCGAACCGGCAATCAGCGCCACCTGCGCCTCGCTGTGCGTGCGGGCATTCCGAGCATAGGGGATCAAATCGCCGATCGGGCGGTAGGTGATTGCAAGGTCCCTCGTGCCGTCCATCTGCGCCCCCACCCCCCGTCCGCAACAAGCGGCGTCTCCGGGGCCGATGGACAAAGTATAGCAGGATGCTAATACGTTGATAAGAATGATATTTAACGAACTATTCCGACATTGGGCGACGTGCGTGGTCGTCACCAACTGAAGGCTATTCGTCCAGCTGCCGCCGCATGACACTTATGACACTTCTGTCCATATAGGACGTATGGCGCGCACGGACGCGCATGCGCGCGCCATACGGTAGATATGGGAGGAAGTGTCATAAGTGTCATGAACGAGCCAATCGCAGATCGAAGAACCCACGTCCGTTGCTGCGGCGGCCGTCCTGGAAGCCTCGGGATTTCAGCTCCTTTGTGAGGGTGTGGCTGGTCCATGACGCGAGGCCCTGCATCTCGGTCCATTGCTTGAACCGCAGGTGCAGGTCCGTCGTGTAGAGGAACTCGCCCGAAGCGCGCACAGTCTCGTCGGCCAGGAACTGGCCCAACACGTCCTCCCCGTCGAGATACTCGGTGGACGCCGCTGCGACACCCGCGGGCACATCAAGTCCACGCCGCTGCCATGCGAGGGCACCGTCGATGGCCCAACGCAAGATTGCCGGACCCTCAGCACGCAGCTTCTCTGCAAGTTTAAGGTCACGCTTCTCGGCCGGGATGGTCACAGTAAAGGGTACCAGCACCATGCGGGCACGGAGAGCCTCGTCCACGCCACGAAGGCTTGGCATGTTATTGCCGGCGATCATCAGCGTCATCTGCGGCACGAAGTCGAAGAAGTCGCCCCGCATGAACCGGGCCGTCATCTTGTCGCCGCCGGTCAGGTCCTTCAACACCGCTTCATCCCAGCTTTTTCCCTTCGGCAGCTCCGATCCAACGACCAGACGGGCGCCGGCAAGACCCGCGACATCGGTTGGGTGTCGCTCTCCGACCGAGGACAGGAATGTCGTGGCTGCCGAGCGCCTGGCATAGTCGCCCCAGATCCACTGCAGCGCCTCCAGGAACGTTGACTTCCCATTGCGACCGGTCCCATACACAAACAGGAGCTTGTGCTCGCTCGTCAGCCCGGTAAGGGCGTAGCCGGCCGCCCGTTGCAGAAAATCGATCGTCTCGATGTCGCCGTCCAGAACCTCATTGAGGAACTGCAGCCATGTCGGTGCGGGCGTGCCGGCCGGTGCTGGAGTGACTGCGGTCAGTTTGGAAATCATGTCTTCACGGCGTGCTGGCCGAAGCATACCGGTCTTCAGGTCCACAGTGCCCCCTGGTGTGCCGAGTAAAAGCAGGTATGCGTCAAAGGCATCGGCCGAGGTGACACTGGCGGGGTTCGATCGCGCAAGCGTGGCCACGGCTGCGACCGTGTTTGCGTTGCGGAGACTGCGTCCCTCCCTTGTCGCCCAAGCGATTGTCTTCTCGCCTTCTGTCTCGCTAAGGCCTTTTGCCGTCGTCTCAGCCCAGGTCCGAACTTCGCGGGCGCGCTCCTGAAGGAAACCTCTTACCAGTGTCATATGCCGCAAGCAGTCATCGCCGGCCCAACGACTTCCATCCCAGAGGTACCAACGTCCCTGAACAGCGATGAATTTGGCATCGCGGTCCCAGCCACGCATACCCAGGTCCCGGGTCAGGGCGTCATGCGAGAGATCGATCTCGTCATTCCGACCTTGGTTGACCGTGGCGGAATTCAATGCCGTTCCCGATTGGTCGCTGGCTGTGCCATGCGCCCTGCCGCTGCGGCTGTGTTTTCGCGCTATCGCGGCGAGGTCCGCGCCGTTCTGCCGCGCCATGGCTGCGACCGTCGAAAGGGTCCTCCCGCCGTCAGCAATAAAGCCGGCCCACTTTTCCTGGACTTCGCCGGCCTTGTATTTGGCGCCCTGTCGACTCCAGTCATCCGCGAGGCCCAATCCTTCACCCGAGCCGCGGAAATGGTGGTGCAGTCCCATCAATACATCGAGCCAAGCATAGTAGCCACCCGAGTCAGGATCAATCCAGGAAAGCAGATCTTCCACTTCCGCCGTTCCCGCGCTTGAGAAAGAGGTGCCGGCATTGAATTGGAATCCGGTCTCATCCGCAGCCTTCTTCTTGGTGCAACGTCGAAGAAGCCAGTCCGGACATTCTGCCAGATCAAAGAGTCCCGGTGGGTTTTTCCATCTATAAGGTTGGGCTTGGCCTGGCTTGACCGAGGGTACTCCTATGACCATTCCACCCTCACCGCGCACGTCAACGCCGGGTGCGATCAGGGACGTGGAATTGCCGATGTCCAAGGTTTCAGGGTAACTGAAGTAGATGTGCCAGCTGCCAGAGGGCGAAAGCGCTTCGATCGTATCCGGCAGCGGTCCAAGGGCGGCGATCAGTTCGGCCATACGGGCGATGCCGTCGACACCGTGGCCCTCCGGCGTGTCGCATTCGATCACCAGGAGGCCGGACTTTGATCCGCAGGCAATCCCGACATTCGCATCAGGCCATTGCCGCCAGTATCTACGAATGAGGTCGGCGTCCGTGGTCGCGCCCCAGCGTTCGCCGTTGCCGAACAGAGCTGATGCATGGGATTTCTTCTCACCCGGGGGTGCCGGAAACACCTGCCAGCCACGACCAGCATACTCGAGAGCCATCGCCAGGCAGGGTGCATCAAAGTTGTGCTGGCATTTCATGCTCGCCTCCGCGACCCGGTTTGAGCCTCGAACGCCTCGACAGCGACCATGGAGTACCTGATCGACCCTCCGATGTGGTGCCACTCCGGCCCGTAGCGCTCCACCCGCCAGCGCTCAAGCGTTCGTGTCGTCAGGCGCCAGCGGTCCGCCAGCTCCGCCGTCGTAAGCCAGATCGGTGCCGAAGACCCCTCCATCATCAGCACACCCCCGGCGCCACAGCGACGTAAATCGCAAAGAGCGCGCCCCCGTCGGTCAACATGCCAATGTCTTCGACGCGGTAGCGCCGCCCCGCCAGAATCACCTGCGCCAGATCCCACGGCCGGTAATAGCCGGGCAGTTTCTCGTAATCGTCCTGTTCTGCATCCATCCGACGCCTCCTCTGGAAAGCCTCTGAAGGTCAAAGGCCAACCGCCCCGCCGGAATGGGACAGGGCTGAACGAAATTTCTGCTTCGACCGAATATTCGCCAATGCACGCTGAAATCGTTTGCGGGCAGCAGCAGCGCTGAGACCAAGGGCCCTGCCTGCCTCCTCCTGGGTTTCTCCAAGGATAAAGACCCGGCAGAGGAGTTGCCTGTCCTTGGGATTGAGCCCCTCAAGGCAATCTGCAATGCCTGTCTGTTCGACCGACATTGGCATTGCCAATGCAGCGATCGATGCCTCTACTGCCGCATCGTCGATGGGCTGCAGTGCCTCGGCGATGACTCGAGCAGTGATAAGGTCGCGCCGGAGGTCGCGTTCCACATTGCGCAGCAGAGTGGCGACGACGGCAGTCACCCTGTCGAGATTGAGGACGAGGATCGCTTCGCCAAAGCGCGCCAGAATGTCTGCCGGAAGATCATCGCGCGCGGCTGGAAACCCGCGAGAGAGGCGCCAGAACACCGCATCAAGTCCGGGCCAGAGAAGGGCGATCACTATCAGATGTGCGGTTGACCGGTATCGCTGGTCCGACTGCGCTGCCGCGACCAGCGCGCCGACAACGCGGAACCTTGCGGCGGGATCGCCACCATGCGCGTGCTGATGTTCCATTAGGGAGGCAATTGACGAAAACGGGGCAAGTTCGGAATGGGTCTTCCCCATCAGTTGGAACTCCGTTTCCGACGAACTGCGGTTCAGAATGCGGGTGAAGGAAGCGTGAAGCGCGGACCAGGAGGCACGCATGACGTCCAGCCTTTCGGCCGGGCGTCTTGCGCCTCACGGGGGCTCACAGAGGGTTGCAGGGATGGGAAAAGAGAACGGGCGCTAAGAGAACGCCCGCCGCTGGATCAGGTCCGGTTGGGAGTTCCGCAGCCGCGACACACGGCCTCTGCAGGTAGGCTCACAACGTAGCAGTGCCGCTGGAAGCGGATGTGCAGCAGTGCGCCGTGACGTACGCCCAGAAGCTTATCGCACTCTTGGCAGCGCCATTCGCAGGGTTCGAGGTCAGAAAGGATGGGAGTGGAAATCGGGCGGTCGCGCCGATGGTCGAATGGGTAGGCCATGTGAGGCTCCTTTGATGCGGGAGCCTTCTGGTGCCTTCGAGAATCAGAGTTTGTCAGACGCCCCAACCGGAGTTGGATCGGAGTTTGGGGTCAGGCAGCGATCTTCCACTTCCCTTTGCCGGTGCTGCGAAGAAAGCCGCTGCACAACTTCTTCCACAGAACGCTGCCAAAGATATTCGACAAGGATTGCTCGCCGAACCCCTTGATCATGTCCTCTGTTTTCTGAGCCCCGGCACCAGACCGATGGGCGTCAACGAGACGCCTGATCACGACAATGCGGTTCTTTCCCGTGATTTCGATTGTTCCCCGGCCGGGGACGCTAAGCGTCCCAGAGTTCTCACCCGTCACTGTCAGTTCAACGGCCTCTCCGCCCGCCGCCAGATTGCGATGGCGCTCAAAGGCCCCTTGAAGACTTTCATGGTCAAGCACGTGCTGTGGCGCGTCAGTGCCAATGTAGTCAACAAGTGAGAGACGAACGTTAGCGGCCAAGGAGTAGCCCGCACGTCGACCAGCATCGAGGACTAGACCAATTCCGCGGTCAGACAGCGCTCTTAGGGCGCTATCCGTCTCTGCTTGAAGCCCTTCGTCACCAAGCTGGCGAACAAGGTAGACTGGCACCCTCTGATCGGAAACCTGCAGCTCTCCGAGTGCGAAGAGATTAGAAGTGATAACTTCCACCTCCTTCCTTCCGAACTGCGCAGATATCGTCGACTTCAGGTATTGAAGCACCCAATCCGAACGGACCCTGTAGCGACGATACTGATCAGGGCTAGTGGCGGTCGCACCTTGTCCTACAGACAGTCTCAAGTCGATCTGGTTGGGCCCGGCATCGACATTGGCTTCTTGCGCGCCGACACCATCTTCGTCCTCGATCAAATCGGTATCATCCCAACCCTGTGCCACCAGGAAACCTAGATCGATTAGGCACTTCGCATCGAGATTGCGACTTGCGAGCCAGGCACCGACAATATGATCGGAATTGGCGTCCCACAAGGCTAGGATGGCGGGAAACACATCCCGCACGTCTATCTTCGCCGGTGCGCGGCCTTCTGTCAGAATTCCCCATGCGCGAAGCAGCCGGTGGCCCAGAGCCTGCTCGAAGGGATCGTTGACACTCATCAAGCTTGTCGTGTTGCCGTCGGAAATAGTGAAAGTGAGCGTTTGGTCTTCGGATTGCCCAGTGCGACGGTACCGCACGGCGATTTCAACGAAACGAATGGCCACGGCACGCGCGAAAACCTTGTCCAGACCTGGCTGGCCATCGATCAGATTGCGGATGCTCTGTCCGATTGCAGTGGAAATCGAGAGCCTGTTGGAAAGTCTTTTGATGCTTGCATCGAGGCGGATCAGCCAGACCTCCTTGATGACGGCTTCCCTGTCCTCCGGTGTCTCCAATGTCAGATCGGTCAGGAAGCATGAAATGTCATAGGCCCTGAAATCGATTGGCTGGTGTGACAGATCTTGGGTCAGCGCCTGTGTTACAAACGACTTCCAAACGGAGTGCCGGATCGCCCGCGTGTCAGCGCGGACGTGTAAGCGGCCTGTCGACGGAACGAAGACGACTACCGCTTCCCCCGGGGGCCGGAAGTAAAACTTGGACACCGTTCCACTGTCATCGATCTCCTGCGCGGCTGTCGGCAAGTTTGGATGTCGGATGATATACATTTCTGCTTCAGGCTCTTCGCCATCGGCCGGTATGTAGAACCGCTCAGTCTTGCATCCCGGGCCGCGCTTTAGGTCCTTTTCCAGTTCGGCGAGGAAGTCCGTCAGCGCTTCGCCGCCGACGTGCCGAACGTCACCGCTGGCAGGCTCTACTTGAAAAGTCTGATAATGCTTCTCGTAGCGGCGATAGAGTCGGACATGCAGTATGTTTTCCGCTGCCTCGAACAGTCGCGTGCTGTCCAGCCAAGCCCAGAGACTGCGCGCCAACTCTGCTTTCTGAGCAATAAACGCCTCGACGAGGCCGTTGTCATCCTGGTTACGCACCAGACCTTCGAGAGCAAATTGCCCGCGCGCTTCTGAAATGGTGACGATGCGTGCAGCTTCTGTTTCGAGCGGTAACAGCGTCGACTTTAACTCATAGTCCAGCATCTGGATTGCGTGATCGCGCCCGCCAGGATCAGCCGGGGAAAATCGATATGCAGCGAGCCATTCCGATCTTTGAAACGGCTTTCCCTGTAGGAACCGCGCCAGCAGATTCGGAGGTGCATCCACGAGTACACGGTGCAAGTTGGGGCAAGTCTTCGTCGGCGTTCGGACCATGAAAATGCCTCGCATCAATTCCTTCCAGAGTAGAATATGTCGCCAGATTCGCAAAGTGATTTTATTTACCGAACATGTCCCATTTCGCGCATCCGATTGGCTTTTGACTGGCAGGTAACCTCGAAAGGCCTGCCATGTCCGGTCCAAACCCACTCTCCTCGTTCCACATGACACCCACCGAGCGCCGCGCGGAACTCTGCCGGATCCTCGCACTGGGTCTGGTGCGCCTGCTCCAGCGCCAGTCAAGCGAACTATCTGACGGGACTAGAGAAAGTTCGCTACACTTCCTGCCCGACCAGAGTGGTCATGCAACCCGTGAACAACGGAGACCCGCATGACGAAACCCGACCCCATTCCCGCGCGGCTGGCCGCGCTTAAGACCACATCGACGCCGGACCTGAAGGCGCAGTGGCGCGACCTGTTCGAAACCGAACCGCCGCCGTTCAACCGGCGCTACCTGGAAAGCCGCCTAGCATACCGCATCCAGGAACTGGCCTATGGTGGGCTCAAGCCCGAAACCATCAAGCGGCTGGAAGCTTTGGGCAAACAGCTTGATGGCGGCAACATCACCACGCGCCGAATCCGCGCTGATCGCGACCGCCCCATCACCGGCACCCGGTTGCTGCGCGAATGGCAGGGGGTCGAACAGATCGTCACCGTGACGCAAGGTGGCTTCGAATGGCAGGGGCGGCCGTACCAGTCGCTTTCGGCCATCGCGCGCGCCATCACCGGCACACGTTGGAACGGCTGGGTCTTCTTCGGGCTGAAAAACCATCGGAGGACGGCATGAACAAACCCGTCGTCCGCAAACTGCGTTGCGCGGTTTACACCCGCAAATCCTCCGAGGAAGGTCTCGAGCAGGAGTTCAACAGCCTCCATGCCCAACGCGAGGCCTGCGAATCCTACATCACCAGCCAACGGTCCGAGGGCTGGGTGCTGGTGCGCGACCAGTATGACGACGGCGGTATTTCGGGCGGCACGCTGGAACGCCCCGGCCTGAAGCGGCTGCTGGCCGATATCGACGATGGGCTGGTCGACGTGGTGGTGGTCTACAAGATTGACCGCCTGTCCCGCTCGCTGATGGATTTCTCCAAGCTGGTCGAGGTGTTCGACCGCAACGGCGTGACTTTTGTCAGCGTCACGCAGTCGTTCAACACCACGACGTCGATGGGGCGGCTGACGCTGAACATTCTGTTGTCATTCGCCCAATTCGAACGCGAGGTAACGGCGGAACGCATCCGCGACAAGGTCCGCGCCAGCCGGATGAAGGGGATGTGGATGGGCGGCTGTCCGCCATTGGGCTATGAGGTCAAGGCTCGGAAGCTGGTCGAAAACCCTGCCGATGCCGCCCATGTCCGCTGGGTCTTCGCCCGCTTCATCGAGATTGGATCGGGCACGGTGCTGGCGCGCGAACTGGCCGAGCGGGGCGTCACCACCAGCCGGGGCCACCGCATCGACAAGAAGTTCATCTACCGGATGCTGAACAACAGGGTCTACATCGGCGAGGCGGTCCACAAGGGGACCAGCTATCCCGGCGAGCATGCGGCAATCGTTGCCCGCGAGGCATGGGACAGTGTCCACGCCATCTTGACGGAAAGCCCTCGAAAGCGCGCAGCCCGAACCCGCGCCGACACGCCTGCATTGCTGCGGGGATTGCTTTACGGTCCCGATGGTGCAGCGTTCTCACCGACCCACACCCGCAAGGGCGGGCGGCTGTACCGCTACTACGTCAGCCAGACGGTTCTGAAGCATGGTGCCGGATCGTGCCCCATAGGCCGCGTGCCCGCTGGCGAGATCGAGGCCGCCGTGATCGATCAGCTGCGCGCAGTGTTCCGCCAGCCGGAGATCATCGCTGGCACATGGAAGGCTGCCCTCGCTCGAGACGGTGACACTGCTGAAGCTGATACTCGCGAGGCGCTGATGCGGCTTGATCCAATGTGGGGCGAGTTGTTCCCCGCAGAGCAGGCACGCATCGTGGCCTTGCTGGTGGAACGAGTCGACATAGGCACCGAAGGGCTTGACGTGCGCTTGCGAAGGGACGGCTTGGCTGGCTTGGCAAACGAAATGCGTATTGGTGAAGCAGCGTGACCCGCGTCCGACCGATGACCGACACCATCACAGTGCATGTCCCCTTCCGCCTTGTGAAGCGCGGCGGGCGGAAGGAGATGGTCCTGCCAATCGGTCGGCCTGTGCCTCGGAATGTCGACGACACGTTGGTCAAGGCGCTGGCGAGGGCCTTTCGTTGGAAGCGCATGCTCGAAAGTGGTGAGTTTGGCACGATCTCCGACCTCGCTCAGCACGAGAGAATCGCCGCGCCGTACCTTACCCGTGTGTTTCGGCTCGCGTTTCTTGCCCCCGAGGTTGTCGAAGCGATACTAGACGGACGGCAGCCTCCCAGCCTTTCACTGGAAGTGTTGCGCGACCAGTTGCCTGTCGACTGGCTGGAACAGCGTGCGTTGCTTGGCATGTGAGTAATGCTTTTCCATGCGCTCAGGTGGACTTGTTATTTTAGCCAAATTGGCCAGAATAGGACGAGCATCGGCGGAGGGGCGCATGCAAATCCTGACGGCGAAAGATGCGAAATACGGCTTCGGGCGGCTAATCGACCTCGCGCGCGCGGAGCCTGTTGCGGTTGCCAAACACGGTCGCACCGTCGTTGTCGTACTTTCGATCGAAGAGTACGAGCGACTGAAGGCACTTGATGCGCCTGGCAGTGGGACTGACAAACTGATCGCAGGAAAGACCTTGAACGAATGATCTCTGACCACATGACAGGCATCGACCAGTTCGATGCAGACCTTTGGAAAATTGCTGACGACCTGCGCGCCAACGCCAATCTCGCCTCCAATGAATACTTCATGCCCATTCTCGGGCTGCTTTTCCTTCGTCAGGCCACCAATCGCTACTATGAAACACTGAAGGCAATCGAAGCTGACAAAGCCGATGGAAAGATGCCGGATCGCCCGTTGGTCGAGGGTGATTTCCGCAGACGGCGCGCCATGATGCTGCCAGAGGCGGCGCGTTACGATGTGATCCTGGACCGGAAGAAAGACGGCAAGCTGGGTGAAGCCCTGACTGCAGCCATGGACGCGGTCGAGAAGCACTCCCCGCCACTCAAGGGCCAGTTGCCCAAGGATTACGAGCGTTTCGAAGACGAAGTGCTCGAAAGCATGATGCGCAAGTTTGACACCGAGGCGCTGCGCAAGGCCTCGGGCGACGTGTTCGGCCGCATCTACGAGTATTTCCTCGCAGAGTTTTCCAAGCAGGGCGCACATGATGGCGGCGAGTTCTTCACCTCTCCATCCATCGTCCAGACCATTGTCAACGTGATCGAACCCGACCACGGCGTGGTGAGCGACCTGGCCTGCGGCTCGGGCGGCATGTTTGTGCAAAGCAGCCATTTCAT